GCACATACTTATGCTTCCTGTTGAAGAATGTAGGAACGGCGAAGCCTCATGATGTATGCTAATTCATCTTCCTCGATCGCAGCACCACCTAAAAGGAATCTTCTCCCAGGAATGAATATAGTGTCATCCGGGTCTAAGATGCGGTCTGCTTTTAGAATAACATATGAATATAGTTTTTCAGATGCCGACGGTTCACATGAACCAAAAGCAGAACTCTTCAATTCAATTACACTCCCTGCTGCTAAAGTAGTATCTGTGCTAAATTGTCTCCACCGACCATTGATAATGTTTTCAAAGTTCAAAGTTGAACCCATCATTCCAGGGACGGCTGATTCTAATTCCCAATCATCAACAACTCTTGTCAAGCGAGATAAATCTAAAGGAACATTAGAGACAAACTCGATCACCTCAAATGTTGATGCAGTTGCTAAGGTTGCAGTAAAGTTACTGGGTTCCTGGATATCCTTATCTGTAGTAACCCAAGTTAAGTCCTTTAATACAAATGCAGACAAATCAATTGTCCCTTCCCAATAAGGATACCTAACACCTGCAGTACTGGTAACTGTAAACCAATTACCGCCAGTGACACTAAGTGCACCAAATGGGCCCCATATTGCTGTAGTAGCGGGACAGAGTGACTTTAGGGTAGAGGGATGAGTTAGGGCTTTCTTTTCTGACTTAGGCATAGTATCACTTCATTTTCTTTGCTAGTTTATGCGCTGCCTTTTGGGCTCGCTTAAATCCGTCTTTGGCCCATCGTCCTGATTTGAGTTTATACTTACCTGCAACTCGCTTGAACGCTCTACCGTATTTTTTAGAATACGCAGACGCTTTGCGCTTGGCTTTCTTCTCAAGAGGGGCAAGTTTCTGACTTTGCTCTTTAGCCATACTAGTAGGGACGCCAGCACTTTCAAGCAACTCCTGAAGTAACTTGCATGTTTCGCATGCCATCACTCTCAACTCTCAGCAGTAGATTGTATCGCTATGGCCATGAAGTCTTTGGCGGATAATTTCACAATTGAGGCTCTGATTCGGGCAGTTACCGCTACATCGGTCGCCCCGATCGTTGTTCCGGCAGGCATAGCAGTAAGATACAAACTATCGTTTACTACTAAGAATTGCTCTGAAAGTTTCGATGGTCCAAAGTTATCAGGATAAAGGTCGACATCGTTAGTAGCAATATTGTTTGCTTGGTCCACGTTGAGGCTTCCAGATGCGATCAGGGATTGGTTATCAGCACGAACTAAGTTAGTTCCTTGGTTCAGGTCAGTAAGTTGAACGCTGATTGCACCATTGCCGGCTAGCATAGAATCTGCATCTTGTCCGAATGTCGGGACTCTTTGATACACGAAGTCCACTGACCCGATAGCCACCGCTTGAGAAGTGGCGATGTTCAGAAAAGAACTTAGGTCAATTGTTGCTTGTGTCGATACTCCGCTTGCTGTTCCAGCTGGGATTACGACGCTCTCGGTTATGTAGAATGAGTTAGTCATTGCTTCGGCCATACGATTTGCTAATCAGACAAGGTGTATAAACATTGCAGCACCTTATCTTCTTATAATCTGGACGTGAAAAGAGAGATTCTTCTCCCTATCCCACCCCCGCCCAACCCTACCTATGACAACAACCCCCCTATGAAGTAGGGGGTCCAATTTCTGACGATTATATAATTTTATATCCTAAATCCGCTTGGACAGGATATGCCCAAACAAAATATGTGCGTAACTATTGATGAAACGATACACAACTGGCTTAAATCGAAGAATGAAATGATGTCGAGATTAGTTAATGGCTACTTATTGAATGCCATGATTAAAGAATTGCATCAAGATGTATTGAAAGAATGCACTACATGTGGTAGAAGATCGGACTTTGACGAATATGCATCAAAGAATAAAACAGACAAATGCACCTTTTGTGTTCGAGGAAAGATGGTTCCGGTGATAGAATGAAGATGTTAGATTTGTGTAGCGGATTAGGTGGAGCATCTCAGCCAATGTTAGATCGAGGATGGAACGTATTAAGAATTGAAAATAATCCTTTACTTCAGGACGTTCCTGAAACTACAATAATGGATATTATGGAATATAAGTTCGAGGAAATGCCACAGGTAGATGATATTGATTTGATTTGGGCATCACCTCCCTGCAGGGATTTTAGTTTCGCATATTCAAGTCCAAAATCTAAAGCCAGAAGAGCCGGAGAAGATTACAATCCTGATTTAAGTTTGATGAAAAAGTGTTTTGAATTAATTCAGTGGGCTCAGCCTAAATACTGGGTGATTGAAAATGTGATCGGGGCAATCAAAGACTTTTCTCCAATCTTAGGACAACCACGACAAATCATTGGGCCATTTGCTTTATGGGGAAACTTCCCCTATATTCATATGGATTCTGATTTTAAACATTCTAAGTTCGAGGGCGATAAGCATTCTTCGGACCCTTTACGTGCAAACTACCGAGCAGTGATTCCATATCCATTAGCAGATAGTCTTAGAGTTGCAATTGAATCACAACGCTCAATATTAGATTGGATTTAATATCCATACCGATATAAATCTGCTCTTTGTAATTCCATAAAATATCTTTCTTCGTCACGATACTCATATCGAGGTTCATCATATCTATTCTGTAATTGCCTATCTACTTCAGGAGCAGGTCTAAGAATCTCCTGTGCTTGCCTGACAGTTTCAGTAGCCTCCGAAACTAACGGTGATTCTACAACTTGAGGTTGACTAGTCATTACAGTTACAGTATTATCATACCGATAAAATCTGAAATCAGGTTTCTTATCATCCCAATGAGCAAAGCACATACTTATGCTTCCTGTTGAAGAATGTAGGAACGGCGAAGCCTCATGATGTATGCTAATTCATCTTCCTCGATCGCAGCACCACCTAAAAGGAATCTTCTCCCAGGAATGAATATAGTG